CGATCTGAGCTGTGTCAGAACCGTTTATAGAGTAATTTTCTTTTAAAATTATAGGCGAATTAGCAAAAGTAGCATAACTAGGATCTAATTTGCCAAGAAAGTTTGACGTTCCTTTTGCGAATTCAGAACCATAAGCAATAACGGTAAAGCGATCAGCAACTATAATTGTTGGTACACTTCCGTATGTTTTAATTGAAAAATGTTGAGCACTAACAAAAGTTACAACACCTTTAACTACAGCTGCTCCAGCTGCTCCAACCGCTGACGTAGCGCTTGATTGCTTTTGGATCATTACTGTTTGACCTATTCTAAAGTTAACTTGTGTTGTTTTTTCAGTTGTTGAACCTGTACTAGAAACCGCCGTTTGAGCTGCTGCTGGTACATTATAATGCTGAATATTACCTCCTGCTACTACTGCCGCTGCTGCTGCTGCCGCTGTTGCTGCATTATTTGCTACGTGTAAACATCCTACGTATCTAGTATGTAATCTTCCTTGTTCTGTCCAAATAATTTGGTCAGAAGCTGAAGGCATCTCAGCTGATACCATACGTAAAAAAGCTCCGATAGTACGATTTCCGTATCTTTCTACTTCTTTTTCATATACATCAGGTAAGAATTGTTGTCCCCATTGCGAAAAAGTTGTATCTGTGAAATTGATATAATTTCCAGCGTACATATTTTTAGTTTGGGTTGGTTGTAAGGGTGCGGGGAAACTCCCCGGATTAGCTACAAAAGCCATATTGTTTTGATTTTAAGTATTAATTTTTATTTCCATTTCTTCATTCGCAACTTATTAGGATTATCATTGTCATTTGAAATAGCTCGTACTCCAGATGTATTAGATTTTGGTATTGACGAATTGTCTTTTCTTGGATCCATGTTTATATTTTTAGCTTTTTTAGCACTTTCACGTATCGCATCGGCACGGCCTTGCTCGTAAAAATGTCCAGCTATTTTATCTGCATTTTTTGCAGTAAACAAAGATTTATGATATTTTAAAACGTCTTTAACTTGACCTTCATCATCTAAATGTGTAGAAATCCAATTGTTAATAGAGTATTGACTCTCTTTTACCTTTTGTGGGTTTTCAACTTTATAACGGTATTTGTTTTCACCAACCTTAAAATCAAAACCTTTGAAATCTTTGTTAAAAACTTTATCCGTATTAAGTTTAAATTTTTCAATTTTAACCTCACCTTCGGCTTGTTGCTTTTTGAAGGTATCATAGTGCTCAACGGCTTCTTGTTGTTCTTTAGGTATATCATTTTGCTTTCTTAACTTAAGATCAGCATAATATTCCTTCTTACTAGAGTTGAAGTGATTTTGAGCATTAAATAGTTCTTCTTTAAAAGCCAATTGCTTAGCTTTTATATCTTGAGGATCATCCTCATCTCCATTATAGGCAAAATTTTTATTGAATAAAAAATCAATATCATCAGTATCTAAATGGGGTTTTGTTTTTTTGTAATATTCTCTTAATAAACTAGTGTTATCCATTTTAGACACATCGCGATTGAGATTAACATAATCTTCAACTGTACCGCCAGTGTCTTCCATGAACTTAACAAGTTTATCTATATTTTCTGGTAAAACTTGATTTTCTTTTACCAGTTCATCTTCTTTGACTGAAGTAACAGTTTCAATTGTTTCTTCAACTTCATCATCTTTTATTAATTCTAATGGAGAATCAGATTCTTCTAGTACTTCTTCCTTGTTTTCAGTAATTTCATCTTTCTGATTGGGCTCGTCCCGCAATGCCACTTTGGCTTCTTCCCCGCTTTCAGTGCTTTGTTTTCCTGTGTCTTGCACGCTATCAGTTGTTTCCCCTTGTACGGCATTTTTTTCAGTTTCTGCAGGTTCGTCTAAATTTACTTTGTAAACCCCATCGTCTTGTAATCCAAAAGATTTATCAACTTCTCCATTTTCTACAGCTTGTTCTAAAACTGCAGTTTCTTGAGATTGAGGATTTGTATCCGCATCTGGTACGGCTTGTACTTGTACTTTTTCTTCCATAATATAATATAATTAATTGTTTTTTATCTTGGTTCAAATCTAGATAAATCAATACCACCTAGTACATCATTACCTTTTGATTCAAATGATTTTGCTGGCTTACCGGTATCTGGTGGTCCAGCAATACTACTTACTGACATTTTAGTATTTGCAATTTCTCTTTGCGTTTGATTTTGAGCTTCTACTAATTCTTTTTGAGCTTGAAGTTCTAGCTCTTTTAATTGAACATTTAACTCATATTCAAATTGCATTAATTCTCTTTTAGTTCTAGCTTCAACTTCTAGTTTTTTAATTTCAAATTCTATATCAGCTTTTCTGTATTGAATTTTAGATTCATTTTTAACCTGCTCTGCTTGTGTTTTAGCATTTTCAACTTCTATTTGAGCTTGACCTTGCGCTTGAGCTTGTGCTGCGCTTGCTGCCGCAGCTTGTTTTTGATCTACTTGCTGCTTTTGTATTCTTCTAAATTTTAATAATTGATTAGCTAATTGTATGTTTTTTATTTCTCTAACATCTATAGCATCTTCTAAAAATATACTACCTGCAGCTAATGCTACTTGTATATTAGCTTCTACTAATTGTTTTTCTGCTACATCAGGTTCTAACTCTAAAAATATTCCAAAATCATGCAAATGCATGTCTTTCATTTCTTCTAAAGATCCTACTGAAAAAGATCCTAAAGCACCTATAAAAGCTTCTTTTGTTGGATGATATTCTAAAACATCTTTAAATCTTAAAGCTATACATTCAGCTAATTTAGTAGTTATAAACATACTACTATCTAGTATATGTCTAGTTGCAACATTACTATTTGCTGCAGCTAATTTTTGTACACCAACTAATGATTTTGGATCAGGATCAGAACCATCTCTAGCTTCGTTTAATCCAGTTATATCCCTTATCATTTGAATATACTGATTATAAGCACCAACTAGTATTTGAACTTGACCACCACCACCGCCTGGAAGTTCTGTTATAGGAACTTTTCCCATGTTTTGGTCTCCGTCAACAGTTAAAGATCTACCTATAATTGATCCCGTTTGAAAGTACATATTTAAAGCCTCTTGAGGATTATAATTAGTACCATTACCTAAATCTATTTCAGCTAATCCATCAGCATCTAAATAAACACCTGAAGGTGTCATTCTTTGAATAGCTTGCTGCATTTTTAAATGCGTTAACTGTATTAAATCAGCATAAGGCATCATCTTAGATACTAAAGAATTTATTGAACCTCTATATATTCTTGGTGCACTTACTACATAATTCATTAATACTAAATTAGTATTTGAATTAGGCCTAATCATATTAGTTGCTTTTTTCCATTTCAACAATCTATTAGAACCAAGTATTAAAACTCCTTCGTATAAAACCTCAACTGCTTCTGCTACTTTTTCAAATCTTGATCTATCGTCCTTAGGCGGATTAAATGAATCGTCTTTTTTTATAGCTTTCTTAGCTCCAGTTGAAGTTTCTTTTATTTTGTATACATTGTTTTCCCATGTTTTCCAATTAAAATACAAAACTGAAACAATATTATCGTCATTATTATTTTGATTATTTGAATTATCATTATAAGACGTCCAATCATAACTTTGTCTAGCTAGTTCTCTATATTCTTCGTTACTTATGCCAGGAAATTCTTTTTTTAATTCATTTAATTTTACTCTTTTAACTTCACCAAAATAATAACAATCACTAAAATTAGGGTCTTCAGTATAAGACCATATTAAATTAGCTGGATCAACGTAATTAAGCTTTATACCGTCTGTATTATTAAAAGTACATTTACCAGCACCAATTCCAATTACAGCTAAATCATAGTCTATACGTTTTTTTATTTCTTTATAATCATTTGATAAAAAAACATTATTAATAGCTTGTTCTTCTGCAATTTCAATACCTTGTTTATAATTTAATTGCATAAACAATTGAAACTCTTCACTGTTTAAGGGTAATTGATCTTCGGGAACAGTTCTAGGCGCTTGACCTAATTCTGTTTCCATTACTTTTAATAATTCAGCAGCTGCTAAATCTTTTTCTATTCCCTTTACAAATTTAGTTTTTCTATCTGTAGATATTGGATCTTGACCAACTGCTTTTATAGAAAAAAGTCTATCTTGCATGCCATTTACAACTACATCTACAAACTTAGGTATAATAGGTACTGGTTTCCAGTCTAAGTTTAAATAAGACAAATCTCCATTTACAGAAAACTCATCTTTATATTTACCTATAGATTGCTCGCCTCTAGCGTATAGTCTAAGCATATGGTATTGATTTGAAGACTGATAAAATCTTCCTACATTACCATCTCTATTAAACCAGTCTTGCTCT